TTGCTTAGGCTGACCGTTCTGGTTTTGTTGTTATCGGTGTAGTCGTAAGACCACAACAGAGTCACATTCGACCCCTCACCACCGATGAGCGTCACGTCTAACTGCTTTGGAATCTTGATAACGGCAGGCGAGTCAAAGGTGATTGGGTTGGATAGGTAGTACATCAAATAACCCGAACCATCGTCGGTATAAAGCGTGTACTGAGTAACTCCGTCAGTCGTGCCAAAAAAAAGCGTCCCATCTTGCAAATAATGGGCAGAGGTAAAGGGTACGCCTGACCACGTTGTTGTTCTTGCCGAACCATCCTCCAGCAGTCCCCTCATATCGAAACAATAGACAAGCATCTGACTGGGAAAGCCGACTAAATAAAACCCTTCCTCTGGGCTGAATGTGCTGAATATCTCGCCAGTTTCGTCGCTTATCCGGTCTTTAATGTCTCGCCTGACGTTTCTGGAAATATCACCGATGGGTAGTGATCGCTCGTCAATGACCCGGGCAAGACTTCTAACGCCAGAGGCATCAAGAAATAACAAATCTGAGCCTATTGGCTGGATAGAGTGACGGGATACACAACCAATGCCCTCGATAACGTCTTGAAGGTATAGGTCTGTCGTGGGGTCTGATAATCTGCCATCGCTCGCAGACGTACCATAAATTACGATGCACTCCTTGCCGAAGATGAGCAGGAAGTTGTTATGTGCTGCCAGAGCGACAATCTCGTCCTGTCCCCTGGGCCATACCTCGGTTATGTCGATAGAGCCAGCCGATCCGGTTGCCCAGTCCCATCCTTGCAGAAGGTCAGTCCAGTAGACCGTATACTTGTTCGCGGTTACATCGGCGGCCCACAACCGGCCATACGCAGCGATAACGGCATTTGCCTGCGGTGCCGTACCTGAATAACCTGTCTTATCGGACATTTTAAGCAGGGTGGTGGTGGAGTGTTCATAACACAGTGGCTCATGCCCGCGCTGGAACATAAAACAATGATCGTTGAGCGTTGCCATTTGCCAGTCGTCGGCAGTGATCGTGTACGCCCCGGGGGTTTCGTCAACAAGGGTGGTTGTGCCTGAGAATATCTTGTTGTTAGCCGCTGAGAAGATCACCTTTGTGCCATCGGTGGCAACAAACTCATGCAAGGCGGCAACGTAATCAGTACCCAGGGCGGTGTTGTCAGTCGTCAGGACGGCATAGCCTTTTCGCGCACCTATTCGACCATAACGATCAACAACACAGTTATCAGCAATTGCCGCCCACTGCGCCCCTTGGGTTAGCGGTGAGTCCTGGGTGTTGATTCCAGCAAAGCCCGGGGCTGCAATCGTGACGTTTTTTTGCTCTTGAGCCATAATTTATACTTCGTAGAAGATCGCGGCAGTTGAGTTCTTGGCTGAATCGTATGCAACCGCATCACTTAGCACCCGGCTGGCAACCCCGAAGATTTCGGCAGCAGTCTGTCCACCGACCTCACCCTTCTCCCTTGCCGCCATTGCCCACGCTAGGTGGATAACGGGTTGAGTGGGTATTGTTATCTCTGTGGCACCATTTGTCAGGTCTGCGGTTCGCTGAAAGACATTGAAGGAGACTGAATAAACCCCGTCCGGGGTTGGGTAGAGCGTGACCTCTGTGTCACCGCTTGAATCAACGCCACCAGTGACGTAATAAGTGGGCGACCCTTCCGGTAAGGTTGTTAGCCCCTGCGCCCTGCCCCACATCGGGGTCTGCTGTTTCAGCCACCAGCCAGAGGTCAGGTTCCTTGCGTCCACCATCGTGGCTCTATTTCCTGTCCCTGTGAGCGGATAGGTTGCAGTCCCGTCAACCGTTGCCACTGCAACGTCAGCCAGCAGTGCCGACCAGTTCCAGGTATCTTCTACCTGTCGCTTAGCGTCATTGACCAGATCACCAATCATCGCTGAGTAGGTCGTATCTGATACGGTGCTGACCTCATCCTCACGCAATCGGCGCAGCACATTATTTACAACTTCCAGATATGTCATCGTCTACCCCTTAATGCTGCCACTTGATCTATCATCGGCGCGAGCTGCAACCTCTCTGCTGGAGTTATTCTGGTGTAATCAAACAAGTCTCTGCGCTTTTTGGGTGATGCGGCCTGATTGACGGTCAGAGCGGTGGGTTGTGTCTCAAATTCACCATCACCATCACCATCACCAGTGCCAGTGCCAGTGCCGGTACCAGCGCCACCAGTTCCACCAGTTCCACCAGAACCACCAGTTCCACCAGTTCCACCAGAACCACCGCCAGCAGTCGTATCACCTACCGTATCACCGAAAATGCTGCCCAAAGCACCCAGCAGCGCACCAATGGAAACCCAGTCAACATCCTCGGGTGTCTCGCCCTCAACCTGCCAGACCTCGCCCACATCATTGCCCGCCACCACAGACCCATCTGGGTTCGTGTGCCGCCACAGCTCATCATCCCGGGGCGCATGATTTACAGGAATATACTCCACGTCAGGACTACCGCCGCCACCGCCGCCACCACCGACAGCAGGGTCATCTGGTACAGCTATCATGGTGTCCGGGTTGTTGGGGTTAACCTCCCAGTGCCAGCCCGGGCGGGATTGTGTTTGAGTGCCTCCGATCATGGGGCCGTTAGGGTCGTATCGAGAACCCCTCTCGGCAACATCTGCCGCGCCCCTGCCTGCGTTTAGTACGGCATCAACCCATGTGGGTGCCTTTGCGATTTCTGTCGCTGCGGGCGCAAACCCCAGTCCTGCCTGCGCTGCATTACCCAGGGCATCGGCCCCACCGCCGGACAAGCCACCCAGCAGAGCGCCGGTCGCCACATCTCCCAGATCACCACCTAACAAGCCCGAGTTGATTGCACCCGCACCGGCCCCCGCTGCTATTCCACCGCCGACATACGGAGCGGCATAAGGGGCTAACACGGAGGTTGCGAGGACACCCAGCGACTCCAGCGGGTTATCATTAACAAAGTCAGTCAACCCGCCCTTCATTGCGGAGGGAGTGCCGATCTTCATTATGTCCCCTGCGCCCCAGGCATTCGTTATGTCTTTAAACTGATTGCCAGCAAAGTTGGTAGCAATGGTCTTGCCGTCCTGCATTCCATCTTCGCCATAACCCATCTGCTGAGACAGCGCATAGCCTAACTGGTCTGCCCTGCCCTGATAGTCCTGCGAGGTCATGCCCGTGCGCTCGGGATTCATGCCTTTTCGGGCCATTAAAGCGTTATAGCGGATAGCGTCAACAGGGTTCGCCTGTTCCCATCGGGCGTAGGTCTGCGGGTCGTTCTGCTGCATGTGGTAAACAGCGGTGTTCCAGTCATCTATGGTGTTTGTGTTGTCACCGTAGCCGTCTTTGGTAAGCCTGTTTACCCTGTCGTTAACTGTTTCACCGTTCTCATACTTGACCACATTTGATTCACCTTGGGCGTTATTGGCTACCCATGCGCTGTCAGAAGGTCTTTGGTAGTACCCGGTGGTGCCTGTTCTCTGATTGTACTCAGCGAGGTCTTTGAATCCTTCCTTGTCCTCGATGCCCGCCAGTGTTTTCCACATCTCCGGGTCGCCTTGGGCAAAAGGATTACTTTGATTACTTTGATTCCCCTGCCTTTGCGCCATAGTGACAGGCTGGACGGTAGAGCCTCCGGTCAGCATACCCTGCTGGTTGGGCCACCTTTTCTCAGCGGATTCTTGGTCAAGACCCATGTGCTTTAACCGGAGTTGGTCAACAGGGTTTTGCCAATCTACAGCAGCCTGATTGTCTGGGTTAGGCCCAAACAAGCCACTAGCAGCACCATTGTACTGCTGCCCTTCCTCAGACTCCAAAAATCGGCTGAACTCGGACGAGCCTAATGGCCCCTTCCACGTTGAACCATCGTACTGTCGCTCAACACCGTTGCCATCAACGTAAGTAGGATAGAACTGGTCTGTTTCTCTGGACATTCCCTCGGTGGCTATGTCACGGGCATCCCGCAAGTCACGGGCTTCTTGTGACCAAGGAGTGCCAGCGTATCGGGTGAACCCTGTGTAATCCCGATACTGGTCGCCTTTCTGCAAGTCAGGACTGTACTCAGGAAGCGTCTGATACCAGTCGTTATAGCTTTGACCCGGTGCGCGGTCAGTTAACCCCAGCTCGCTTCTGGTGGGTGTAGGTGCAAGATTAGCTCTCAGATAGTTCTGCCATTGCTCGGGGCTATCGTTGATTGCTTGATAAAACGCCAGCGCATCAGGTGACTGGTTCGACAACATACCCATTACAACGCCTCTCGGTTAACCACTTTCCGCTGATCCCCTGGGCGAA